GGCGGAACGTAATTGCGCTGGCGGCTTTGCTGTTGCAGTTTATAGTCAGCGACCCGCCTGTGATCGAGCAGTTATTGGACGCCGTCGTCTCAAGGTAAAACAAATCCCGAAACGCCGTGGCGCCTCCGCTTACGTTAATAGTTACGTGGCCTTTGCAGATAATATGCGCAGAGCCTGAAGCGCGGGACGCATAAGGCTGGATCGGCCCCGTGACGAGATAAGTACCTTCTAACTCTACAGGAATGGTGAGTGGGATTGCGTAATCAAATGCAGCTTTAAGGGCCACGGTATCGTCCGTCACCCCGTCGCCAACAGCGCCGAAGTCCTTGACCGAGACATATTGCTCCAGCTTGGTCTGAACGGTCTGTGCGACGGCGCCAGAAGCTGTCAGCGTGTAGCTAATCGCGGAAGCGTTACCCGAATTAATCACGCCGGTTTCGTTCGTCATGATCTCAATGCTGCTATTCAGCGGAGGGGCAATTGAGAACGTGATGACATTGCCAAGCAGTGTGTAGCTGTCCTTTTCCTGATACACCCCGTTTACGAAGATGTTCGTTGCAAGGATAGTGCTAGGCGAAGCGGAAAGCGCGAAGTCCACTTCAACGCCATCGCCAACAAAGTCGTTCTTGACCACAGACGCAGAGACCGCCGCAGGGTCAAAGCCATAGCCTACAGGGCTGTATAGAACGAACTCCTGGCGCTTGTTGCGGATGGTGATCGAGAACTCGCCAGCAGTGTAAAGCAAAGCAGGCGAACCATTGCGATAGGCATAACCGCTATTCGTGCGGATCGGCTGGGTTGCAACGATTGTTAACGCGCTGTCCCAATAGACCTGAATCGGATTTGTTTCGGGGTCTTCGTTTATTTCCCCGATATACAGATAGCCGTCATCAAGCGGCGTTCCGTCAAGGTCGGTGAAAATAGGATAAGGCCCAGTGACCTGAGTTAACGCCATTTGTTGAACTCCTTGGCAACGCTTATGCCAGAAATTGTGTTACGTGGAAAGGTCATTGCTGAATACGCACAACAGGCGCTCCGCCGGTTTCTGTCATAGGTGCTTGTTCGCCTTGTGCGACAGCCGCAGGAGCCGTCGCTGATCGCAGCCAAGTCTTCGCGTTTTTCATGTCCAAGCCAATTGTTTTGGCAAAGTCACGGAATCGGGCAGACGCTGCGACGCGGTTAATTGCTCGATCTGCAATTTTGGGCTGCGTTGCGGCTTCCGTCAAAAGCACCTGAAATTCGGGGCTACTAAACATCTTGCCAGCAGCGCGGATTGCATCAGGATTGCCCTTTGCCATCGCTTGCATAATATCAGGCATAACAGCACCCGCAAGCGGACCAGCCATGCCAGCAGCAGCACCGACGGCACGCTTAGCCATAGTGCTATCCATTATGCGCGTGACAATGCCTTCAGCGTTTAGCGACTCAACGAGCGCCTGGTTCGCCTTTCCAGTGGTCAGAACGTTGGCACGGGCTTCGGTGATGCGCTTTGACACCTGATACAAATCACGAAGCGTGTCAGATGCTTTCGGGCCAAGTGTTTCCACGATCTGCTTGTAAACAGTCGGATTGGCGCGAAGCTTGGGATAAAGATCAGCAAATTCCGAAAATCCGAAGCCGCCCTTTTCAGCGCCGCGTGCAGATCGAGACACTGAGCCAAGAGCCGTCGCCACAACCTCACGCTGCAAATCTTTTGGAACGGTTTTCATCAAGCGTACAAAGTCGCCTGCATCACCCTTCGCACCGCTAGTGATTGCGGCACGCATCTTGTTTGCGATGCCACCTTCAAGATCTCGACCGAAAGCGTTGACGATGCGATCACCAAGAGCGCGTTCTTTGGCATAAATCAGATTAGCGCCGCGCAATTGGCTGCGGACTTCCTCGCCAGCAATGCGACCAACATTATCCAACTGATCGGTTGCAAGTGCGCCATACAAACGCTTGAGCGTTGCCTCATCCAACGAACCATAAGGCGACTCTTCACGCTTCAACGCTTTGCCGATCAGATTCTTTTCGCGGATCAACCGGCCATAGGTAATATCGCCACCAGCAGCCTCTCCGCTTTGGATAAGGCTCATCAGGCGCTTTTCCTGCGCCGTCATTCCGCTTTCACCAACTTCGCCAGCAATCAAGTTCAGTTCCCTAAACAGATTGTCCATTTGGACGGGTGTTTGCTTAGGAACAGCGGCATCAACCTGCTTGTAAATGTCGCTTGCTTCTTTGTTCAAAGATGCGCGTGTTCCCGTGAGGCTATCCTTAACCCGCTGTGATACAACGCCAGGAGCGATTGCGCCTTCAATGAACTGAGCGTCAAATTCGCGCAGGATGTTGTCAGCCTGATCAACCGCTGCCGATACTGAATTGCGCCAAGCTGCCTCGGCTTCACTTCCGGCAAGAGACCGAGTTAGGCCAACGGCAGCGCGAACCTGCGGGTTGTCCGAAAACACATCAGCAGGAACGTCAATGCCAAGGCGTTCAGCAGCAGCCCTTGCTTCAGGATTGACCTGCGCCATTTCGGCCAACTTAATCTGTGCGCCTTTAGCTTTTGCATCCGCAGCAGATGCTTGACGAATGATTGTCCCAAGTTCAGCGGCGGCTTCAGGTGTAGCCATAGGAGCCGCAGCAGGCGCAATCGGCGCGGGCTGAACTGGAGCGATTGGAGCTTCGGGGATCGCAGCCTGAGCCATCCTAGCGGGTGGTGCAGCAGGCGTTGGAAGTGGGACTTCGGGGCCGCGACGCAATCCACGAACAGCAGATATGGCGGCGGGAATTATCGGTTCAATAACCTTACCGGCAGCACCAGCGCCACCAGCAATAGCGATCTCGCCAGTGTTAAACGTGCCACCAGTTGCGGCCTGTGTTGCCTCAATGCCAGCCTGAGTAAGCGCAGAGCCGCCAGCAGCGCCAGAGACGGTTGCAGCGCGCCCAGCGGGAGTAAACGCAAGGATACCACCCAACGCACGCGGAACATCGCTCCAGCGAAAGCCTGGCTTAATGCCATACTCGCGCCCATCCTGTGAGCGCAGAATATAGTTGCCCTTGGAATCCTGACGCACTTGCACGCCGGGATAATTGGACCTGATGATCTGCACCGATTCTTCGGGACTGGTGAACATGGTTCCAATGCCGGTTGCAGCACCAGCGAGGGAAAGCTCGTTCAGTTCCGGCATCGTTGTCCATTCAGGCAACGCTTCGATCTCTGGCGTGCTGCGTTCAGAGCCGGTTACGGTTTCGATGATGCCTTCTAGAAAGCCAGTCTCTTCAGGCGCAGCACCAGCTTCGGGCGGAAGGATTCTTGCACCAACGCCACCGGCATCGCGGAACTTAATTGCTTCCACAAGATCTGCCTGATTTGGCGTGATGCCAAGCGTGCCAGCAAGCGTGTTCAATTGTTCAAGAGTGGCGCCGCTGTTAAGGGCCTCTTGAAGCTGACTAGCCTTGTCGGTTACTTGATCGGGTGCCGCCCCACCAATGAGAGGGACAATAACTTCATCAAACTTTTTAGACAGCGGTCCAGTCGCAATACGCGCAGATTCGGTTAGGCGCTTCAGTCGCTCGTTCTTGGCGTTAATTTCAGCCTCAGTATCTCCGTACTGCGGGAAATAAGAAATGGTCTGGCCGATCAACTGCTCACGGCTGTAAGCAGCGCCCGTGCCAAGGGTCAAAAGCGCATCAAGAATGTCTGCCTGAGCGTCCGTTACCATTCGACGTTCTGGACCTGCCACGCCGCGGGTTACAACGCCTTCACCCAATACATTGCGAGAGAGCGTTTCAAATAATCCCGCCCTTTGCGCCTCAGGATCAAGCGCCAAAGCACTTTGAATGTCTTTCTGGCCTCCCGAAATACGAGTCAGAAGGGTCAGTGTCTTTTGCTGTGCCTCGGTCGGCTTTGCGCCGCCACCTTCAGCCTGTTCTTGCTCGAACTTAATAGCCTCACGCTGGGCAGATGCAGATGCCCGCTGTTCAGCAGATTGCGCCCGCTGTTCAGCCGCAATTTCGCGTTCAGTAGGGCCAGCTTTTGGAATAACAACGCCCTGCCCGGCAACAGGCTGAGTTGGCTGAAATTCTTCCCAAGGCTTCGCTTCTTGAGCCATTTTATTCCCCATACCTGCGGACAGAACCGCTTACATCTGGTGCCTTGCCCCATCCGGGGAAGGTTACATGAATTGCGCCCTTATTGCTAGGGATCGCCTTTGCGCCGGGATACATCTGCTGCACGGTGGCAATAGCCTGCTGCATTGACATTCCTCTGGGCGGCATGAAGTCCAGCGCATCACCCTTTGGGTGCGACCCGCCTTTTGTTTTCGTCATACCTTGAGCAGCCAACGCGGCTTGATGCTTTGGCGTTCTGAATCCGCTGGTTGGAATGAATCCAAGCCTGCCAAGATCAACCAAAGGATTTATGTTACTGCCCTTGAAAGGTGCCAGACGGCTTTTCCGTCTGACCTCCTTCAACTTTTACCCAGTTTGATTTATCGGATGGATCGCCGCCTGTGAACTTATATCCGCCGCGCACTTCACCAACCTTGGGCAATGATTTGGGCTGGGGCTTTTCAGCGCCGCCACCATAGGTGTCGAAATAAACAGACTCGCGCCCAACAAACTTTCCGCCTGAAGGCGTTTCCATTTCGACAAGCGGATCAATTTTTAGCTCAGCAAATTGACGAGCTTTTCTGCGCCCCTCTTCACTGTTTGGATCAATGCCGCCCGCCGCTAAGTCTTTTTGGAAAGACGTCAATTCAATATTGTCCTGAGCATTCCAAATCTTGTCGTAAAGGTCTAGCCCGTCTTTGCCGGTTCCAGCGAGAACAGAGCCGATCAAAGCCTCGCGGGCTTTCGGATCGGCAATCGTAGAAAACGTGTTTTTAGAATCCGTCAGAACTCGCGCCATATCGGATCGACCGCTATCAGTCGCGGCCTTGATGTATGTATCAAACAGCCCCAGCACCTGATCAGTCTTGCCAGCGCGGTTTAGACCGAATGCCTGTGTGGCAAACTCTGTGGTTGTTTTCTTGTCAGCGTCTGAAAGCGTCTGCGTGTAGGCGTTTAGGCTTTCTTTGAGCGCGGGATAACGCAAATGCAGGTTAGCCAGCTTCTGAGGTGTTGGCGCAGTCGTATAGTCCTTAAGATCAGCCTCCATTTGAGTGGCTTTCTCTTTAGCTAGACGCGCATCTTCTGCCGCCTTCTGCTGCTGCAAATAATATTCGCGCAGCTTGATCGTGTTTGTAAACGCCTCCTGCGGTGACTGAAAGCCACCGGCAAGCTGTGCGTAATTGATAGGTTGAACCATTAGAACGCCGCTTTCAGAACACCACCCGCAGAACCGAGTATATCGCCAAACATCTGGCCCTTAGCCAAAGCCGAACCAGCCCTTGCGGCGCCGCCCTGACCAAGCAATTCAGCGATGCTAGTTGCTGATTCCATTCCAGCCGCGCCAACGCCAGCCGCAGAACGTTGACCAAGGCCAGTCATTCCACCTAGGCGCTCATATTGCTGTTCGAGGAACTGATTCAAAAGCTGCGGACGGAACTGGGCTAATGCACCTTGGATATTTCCGCCGCGAAGCCCACCAGTTGCAGATGCGTTTTGCAGCATCGCTTGTTCTTGCTGTTGGGCCAATGCCTGAAACAACGGGCTTTGTTCCTGTTGGGCAACATACTGCTGTTGCGCTTCAGCACCTGACAAACCTAGTGCAGCCATCTGCTGTTGCAATGCGGGTCCACCGGCTGCGACATAGGGTTCAAGCAGTTTGCGGGTTTCTTCGCGTGCTGCGCGGGTTTCAGCAACGCCAGCCATCGAGGCGTCATACTGAAGCTGGCCTGCTTTGTTTGCAGCCTTGCCTTTAAGCAACGAGCCGCCAACGCTAACAGCGGCACCAATGCCGGTTACTGGATCAGGCATCAGACATTTCCTTCATATATTCCTCAAGGCTTTCGCCATACAAATTTAGGACAACGGGGCCAATGTCCATCGCTGCCTGCACACCATGTTCGATCTGCACGACAGCCAGGACAATATCATAATAACCAGCACGCCAGACGAAGCTTGTGGCGCACGCACCGCCGTCACGTTCGACCTGATCCGATGCTTTCCACTTCAGCACCGCAACGCTCATCAGGGGGATGAGAACATGGGCATTGCGCTGATAGAAAGCATTTGCAGGCATTCCGACCAAGGCATTCCAGATTACCGCGTCAACATCGTCTCGATCAATTGCATCGCCATCAACTATGTCATCGAATAGTTGAATGACTTCCCAAAGGGAGATCAGCCAGTCGACAGCCTCATCAGACAGGCAGAGAGCCTCGTTGAAGTTGCGCCTTAGCCAATATTTGGGTGAACCATCTTGCGTCATTCAAACCCCTTTGAGGTGAGCCACCGGCTGCTCGATAACGCTCGGTGACCAACACATATCACAATCAATCCTCGGATTCAAATTCTCGTTCTTCCCATGCTTGACAAGAGCGAAGATCGTGACAGATGAAGTCGAACTTATGGCAATAGCCACGGAACCCGGCTTCAACGTCCCACTGGTTCCAAGGAATCTTGTCCATCTTGGCCTGTGTCATCGTTGAGTTATCATAATACTCGCAGTTCGAGCAGCGACGGCGACGGGCTTCCGTCTCATCCACCTGCATCGCCTTGCCCAATGCAATCCAGTATTTCGGATTAGCACCGCGCTCGTTGCTAGGATTTTCGGGGCCAAGCATCCAATCGTCAATCACGACCTTGGTGTTTTTCTTGTTCTCAGCGGCTGTGATGAATGGCTCGCTTTCACTAAGGCCCAAAAAACCATCAATGATAATCGTTGGCTTTTTCATTATGCGATTTCCCTACCAGATGCGCGGATATTAATCGCAGAAGCGGTTCCAGCGATTGTCGAGATAAAGCCACCGCTTGCAAGCACCTGGCCGACCAATTCAGGGAAGGTATAGGTTTCCGAAGGCTGGAGCGTCTTGGTCTTTACGATCAGGTTGTCATTTCCCGCGCTGCCCAATGCAGTCACAAGGTTCACGCTAATCGTCGCTGCCGTGGCGCTGTAGTTGGTCGCAGTGAACTTATCGATGATCGTGGTCACGTTGGTCGCCACGTATTGCGTTGTCTGGGCATTCTCGGCGGTCTTGGCCGGAATTAGAACCTTTGTTGAAACAGCCATGTTAAACCTCCAAAGAACTTACATTGTCCGTCACAGTTAGAATGATCGACGGGATAGCTGGATGCACACCTGTTGCCGCGTCTGCGTGCAATTGAACGCCGATGTCATCCACTTCCCACATCAATTCAAAATAATCGCCTGCGTTCATCTGTAACAGAAAATTCCATGCTGCGACATTCTCTGTGTTATTGCCTTGAATCCGAATGACGGTGGCGCTTTGAGTGACATCTGTTCCGTTCTTGCGAAGCCATACCCAGACCCTATGTGCGCCGCCGCCAGATGTATTGATGAACTGCGCGGAGAACTGAATGTTGTAGATATTCGCCCGGTCAACATAGATGCGCGACGTAGGGCTTCCGCGAGTGACGCCGAAAGAAAGATCGGTTGTGTCAAACGTCATCGCATAGGCTGTGTTTATAACAGCGGCAGTTTGATCAGTTGTATCGTAAAACGAACCAAAGCGAGGTGCGATAAACTCTTTGGGTGGCGGCGTCTGTTGAAGGGCTGCGATCTGGTCTTGCAGATCATCAACCTGTTCCGTTGTTGCCGAAGCCGGTGCGCGATCTAAAAGCTCTAGTGCATCAGCAAGGCGTGCGATCTGGGCAAGCGCCTCGTTAGCATCCGCACCCGCATTGCCAGCCGCTATGCTTATGTCATCAACAGTGATGGTGGAAATTGTATCGACAGTGGCGAACAGTCTTTCAAACTGCTTGATCTGCTCGAAGTCCTGAAGGAACGAGGCAAACTGATCGCGGGTTAGGTTTAGTCTAGGCGGGACAGCCATTAGAACGCCAACGGCTCTAACGCCGCCTCTAGCCGGGCAAAGGACAGATGTGCATCGCTGGTGCCTTGGAAACGCTGAATGCGCCAGTTACGCATCCATCCCTGTTGGAACCATACCAAGCGTTTAGCCCGGTCGCCCTGCTTGCCAGCCTTGATGAACTTCTGCTGGCTCCACGTCTCGCCGTCTGTCGAATAGCTTGTGTTGATCGTCGGATCTTCGCCAAATGCCACAGCGCCGGTTAGCGTCACCAATTCCAGATTCTGGAAGATAACGCCGCGGCCTTCGTTATAGACAATCGTTGTGCCAAATTCCCAGCGCACCTTTGAACCCCAGTGCGTCGATATGTCCTTCACAAGATAGCCGACTTGACTGTTGGTAGGATTGCCGACCAGCCACTTATCATAGCACCAGACGAAGTTCTGGGCGCGATAGCGTGCGAATCCGACAAGCGTTGTGGTCAGGGTGAACCAGACAGGCTCGCCAAGGGTTTGCGTAGCAGCCGCGTCAAAGACCAAAGTGCGATCAGGTAGGTGAATATACAGATGTTGGTGCGCCCTATCGTTACGGGCCTCCAGCTTGACGCCAGCCAATTGAGCCTCGGTAAAACCCATCAGTATTTCGTCAATTTCCTGTGTGCTGATCTTCGTCGCGTTGGCATTCGCGCCCATATAGATCGCAGGCGCCTCGTTAAAGCCGCTACCGAGGAACGTAATTGTCTCCATGAAGTTGCAGCAGGCATGGGTGCCAATGACGCCCTTTTCGATCTGGGCGCCGTCGATACGCTGGAAGGGGAATAGATCACCCCCTACGTTGTCAAAGACTTCAATCGTGTGCCGGTTCAGCGCATAGACTTCGTTGCGAAGCTTCAAGAGAGCAAGGATGGGATCGGGGTCAACTTCCGACGATCCGTATTTAAGCGGATTCACTGCAAGCGGATTGCCCAATTCTGTGACAACCAGAAACTCGCCGTCTGTGGTCATCCAATAGCCGTCGACCCAAACGGTATCGAGAACCGTTCCCAGATCGGGGTCGGTGTTCTGCGTCAGCGTTGAGGTGGCTGGATTCCAAAAGAACAGATTGCCGTTCGACGCGATGCCCAAAAGGTCGAAGTCATAATCAAGCGTTACCTGCTGACCATCATTGCCAACGTCGCCCAGAACCGTAACAGCGCCATTGCTTGCCACCGTGACCAGTTTGCTACCCATGACACGATAACAGACTCCGTTCCAGTTGATGCCGCCGCGATCAGTGCCTGGGCCTGTGCCGTTGGCTACAATACCATCAGCGGGACGCAGATAACCCTTGTTTGCCCCAATCTCTTTAGGGACGGGGACAAGGTTTACAGGATAGGACGTGCGGAAGTCCGGCGCTCCATCCGTGTAAATGCCATTCAAGATCGCAATCTGCGTCATTCACCATTTCACCTTGTCAGCCCAAAATGCCGCGCTCATCTTACCCTTAGCGATATTCTTTGCGTGCCTAGATTTGAAAGACGCACGCTTCTTTTTCATCGCCTCAGATTCACCAGCCTTTGGCTTTCCGGCAGTCTTTGCGCCCTGCTCACCAAAGCGGATCGTCTTGATCTGATCGCCTTCCTTAGCCACAACGATGTGTGACTTTTTAGGATGTCCTGGCGTTTTCTTGGGTTTGTTATACCCAGAGACACCAGCACGGGCGAGGCGACTATCTTTCTTCACCCCACCAGCCAGTTGGTGCCATTGCTCCAAACGGGAACCTGATTTGCACCGCCGCCTGCAACAGTCGCGCCAAAGGTCGATACGGTTGAGTCAGTCACATATCCCCGCGCACCGGCATTGCCGACCGCATTGGGAAGCTGTGCGAAAGTGCTGGCAGTGGTCCGAACCGTGGTGCAAACAACATTGCCGAAGTTGGCTTCGATATATTCGATCAGCGTTGTGATTGAAGCGCGGCGGCTGTCACCCTGATCGGATACCCAGAGAACGACCTGATTGCCGCCTGAGACTTGCGTGACCAACGGAAGTTGATTGATAGTAGGCATTGATTAACTCCACTCAATGGGGCCATCCGGCCCAGCGTCTACAGGATCGACAGGCGGGTAGACATAAGGATTGTCCCAACGCCAAGGCTTGTTGCCCTGACCGATTGGCATGGTTTCAGGCAGTTGTTTCTCAAGCGGGAACGCCGCACGCTGCATCAAAACGTTGTAAGCGTTCTTGGCGAGCATCTTGGTATCCGGCGAGACGGTCTTGCCATAGCCGGGCGCAATGCGAACAGCGAGGTTCGTAATCACTGCTTCCCATGCGCTGTCGGGTGTGTTGGTGTCTGTGTCGAGATCCGCATCCTGCGGGTTGCTGATGGGATAGCCAAGACGGATGCCCTGTGCGTTCCATTCCATCATCATTGCATCCAAGCGGCGGAGCGCGCCTTCAAGCTGTTCAGGCTGAAGGTCGAAAACGTAATCTGCCATGCCTATCTCTTCGAAGGCTCCAGTTACGAATTGCCGCTTGGTATAGCCCACGATTAGTCCTCCAGCTTTTCAGCGATGCGCTCGGCAAGCTTCTTATCAGAAGTTCGCGCATTAAACGAGACACCAAGTTCTTTTGCCTTGGTTTCCAGTTCATCGCGGGTCGGTCCTGAAACTTCGTCAATGGCATCGTCGAACGCTTCAGCCTTTGCGATTATCTCGCTTGCACGCTTGCCAGCCTTTGCTTCTTCAAACGAAGGATACCAGCCTTTAGCGGTCAGTGCATCAAACTGCTCCTGATCGGCGGCGCCTGCAAACGCATAAGTTCCTTTGCCCGGCATCCTATGTGGGCCAGGCGTCTTAAACATAATGGTCGGAAAGTCTGTCACTTCTTCTTCCCTTTGCGAGCCATACCGGCCTCGCTGAGAGCAATGGCAATAGCCTGCTTGCGGCTTCCTGCCTTGGGGGCTTTCTTCGGGCCTTTGGGATTGACGCCAGCGTGCAGTTTGCCAGCCTTATATTCACCCATGACCTTAGCGACCTTCGCTGCGGCTTTGCTCATTTTCTTCGGCATTTCACTCTCCTTATGAAGTTAGGGGGAGCCGACTTCCAAGACTCCCCCTTCCCCCTGTTAAGTCTGGTTGAACAACAGAATCCCGGCCATTTCCGGGTTCGTCATCACAACGCCGTAGAGCGTATCCAGCGTGTAAAGCGTCTGGAAGGTCAACGGATCAAACTTCTTCGTCATGACCAGTTCGATGCCCTGATCCGTCGATGCACGCAGAACGTCAACGCCAGCGCCATCAGGAACAGCGTAACGGCCCGGAAGCAGTTCGATGGAGTCCTTATGCCAGAACGGGTTGATGTTCGATGCAACGTTGTTCAAGAAGATCAGCGGTGCGGTTGCCGAAGTTGAAACAACCTCAACGTTTTTGTACTGCTCTTCAGCGTCGGTCGGAGACGAGTTTGCACCGATGATCGGCGGGCTGATAACCATCGATGTGCCATCAACAATCGAGATAACGCGGAAGGTCTTAAGCTGACCAGTGCTGCGCTTCGTGATGTGGTGAACGGCTTCGATGCCCGTGATCTGGAACGCATCGCCAGCGAGAATGCCAGTTGTCGAAGAGACAGTGACAGTCTGATAGCGGTTGTCGACGTTGAGAACGCCAGCAACGCTGTTCGTGGTTGCCTGCGGAACGTAACGAACCTGCGCGCCGTTGGTTGCAATCGTGCGACTTGCCGAGTTGGCATTGCAGCGGTTTGCATAGTCCAGCTTGTAGGTTTCGAAACCAGCTACGGGGCCGACATACGAACGCTCGTAAGCGTTAGCCGACTTGGTGCCGGTGAACGAACGAGTTGCGATTGCCAGGTTACCAGCCATGCCGTTGTAATCGCGGCTCGACAGAGCGAGATAACGATCACCAGCCATGATACCCTGTTCGTTCATGATGCTGTCGCACAGAGCGATGTCATCATAGTCGCCAGCGGCGGTCGTTACGTCAACAACCAGCGTACCCTGAGCCGATGCAACGTCCATAACCGACAGGTTGATGTCCGAAGCAAGCTTCTGCTTTGCAGCATCGCCCAGACGGCCTTCCTGAAGTGCATCGCGCAGTTCAAGAGCGTCCATCTGCCAAGCCGAACACTGGCTGAAGCCTAGGGTCGAGGGAACCGAAAGCTGCGTCATGGTCGAGATGCTCGACGCAATCGTGGTGCCGACGGTACGGCTGAACGACTGAGCGATGTAGGGCTGCGGACGCCAGATGGTGTCACGGGCGCGTTCCATCGTTACGCCGTTGGTGTTGTAAACACTGATGTTCTTCGAAAGAATCAGAGCGTCATTGAAGCCTTCGAGGATGTTTTCGAAAGCAACAATTTCCTCCTTTGAGAAAGCGTTTGCCATTGTATTAACTCCAAATTAGGATTTTTTGCCGCGCTTATAAGCCATGACCTTTGACAGATCGCCGGTCTTCAAAGCTTCTTCACGCAGCCGTTCAAGGGTTGAGTCCACAGAGCCGGAGATGCGACCGCCACCGCTGGTGATGGTGCGTTCTGGTGCTGCTGCTGCCTTGCGATTAGTTACTTTCAACTGAGTCTCCAGTTTTGCTACCGCAAAGGCAAACTTCACGGGGTCGGTGATTGAGGCTAATTCCTTGGCACGCTTTTGGCTTTTGCCGAGCGCGTAAATGATCAACGCGGGATTGTCAGAACCCTGAAGAACGATTCCCTGTTGCGTGACGTTGAAGGTATCGAGCGCGAACGCTTCGGCATCTTCATAGTCCCGCACCTTTAGCGAGGCACGCGCCTTCGCATAGGAATCAAGCTTGTCCTGCCATGCTTTGGCTTCAGCTTCTTGCTGGGCCGCAGCTTCGGCTTCGACTGCATCATATTCGCGTTTATGCTCATACCAAGCAGCAAGCTTGCTCTCATATTCATCAGAATCATAATCGCAATCTTCAAGCGTTGGCTTCTTGCTTAGGGCGACTGGTTTTGGTTCAGCCTCTTTAGCGTTTAGCTTTGCCTCAAGCTCGCGGATCTGACGTTCTTTTTCCCGATTGGATTTACGCAACTCGCGCACCCATTTAGGCGCACGGGATTCTTCCTCTTGAGGTGGCGATTCCTCACCTATGGAAATTACGACTTCATCTTCCTGGTCATCTTCATCGTCATCATCCTGAACGTTGGCGATGGATTGTTCCTCATCAACCGATTGTTCATTAGCTTCGGTGTCGATCTCGACCGCTTCGATAGTGTCGCTGTTTTCCAATTCTGCCGTTTTCATGTTGTACCCCATAAACTCACCCTAATTCAGCGAAGGGCGGAACCGCTTACTTGTATCATCACATATTTTTGCAAATGACGCAATGATATCAAAAACCCATTGCCATTAGCAGCAATGCATCATCGTTTTCCTGATCGAGCAGGAGGATTTGAATCGCCTCCTGTTCATCGTTCAAGAACTGTTGAATTTCGTCCGCAGCGGCAATTAGGTCCGCATTGAGACTGTCGTTGTTCTGATCGTTTGCGCCCTTGATGCTTAACTGGGTTAGCAGTCTATCAAGCTGGGATTGCAGCGCGTCGGCTGTTCCCTTTTCATTCAGATAGGCGTTAAGGGTCTTAGCGGTTTTCTTGGCGACAGCGAGATTGCTATCACTGAGAACGTCGGCGCTCTTTGCCACCCGATCTGATAGCGCCGCTTCAAGGATTGCACGCTCGTTCGCAAAGCCTGTCTTTCTGCGCTTGGTCTTGGCGGGTCTGCTGCTCGATGAATCCTCACCACCACCACCGCCAACCAATTGAACAGGCGGGTCAACAACCGTGGGCGGGTAGAAGATGTTCGTATTGACGAATAGGCTTGGCTCAATGAACTGTGGAGCGCCAACTATCGCAACCGTTGGGCTGTAAAATGTCTGGTCGTTAGTGAACAGCGACGGAAGCAGCGGATTGATTGCGGTTGCAGTCGGGCCATAGAACGTCTGTTCGTTCGTAAATAGGCTGGCTTCAACCGTTCTGGTTGTCGTTACAACAGGTGCAAAGAATGTCTGCGTGTTAGTGAACAGCGCTGGGGCAACTGTATTGAATTGGGTTGCTGTCGGGCTGTAGAACGTCTGAGTGTTTGTTAGCAGCGAAGGAGCGATCGCATTGTTTGACGTGCGGGTCGGGCTGTAAAACGTTTGGGTGTTAGTGAATAAAGCCGGAGTGAGATTGCGAACCGACGTTACCGCTGGGCCATAGAAGGTCTGCGTATTGGTAAGCAGGCTGGGCGAAAGCTGCGTGACCTGTGCAACCGTAGGGCCGTAGAATGTCTGGCTGTTGGTAAATAGCGCAGGCGATACGTTGACGGTGCCGCGTGTTACCGTGGCGGCATAGAAGGTCTGGGTATTGGTAAAGAGGCTAGGCGTTAGCGTCTGCGTCGACGGGCCGGGAGCCTGAAAGACTACCCCGCTTAACGCAAACTCAGATAACGCGCCAAAGCCGAGCATCAGTAATCCGTTTCTATATAGACCTTGGCAATCTCAATGTTTGTCGCAGCAGAAACAGCGCCGTTATTGCATTCAGCCTTAAAAGCCATGCCAGTGTTCACCGCCGGAAGATCAGTGGTATAGCTAGTGTCAAGCACGGTTGCGCCCGAATGAAGGTTGATGATCCTGACGAATATTTCCGTCGCAGCACCAGGCGGACAAAAGATAATCATGTCATAGCCGTGCGTAGTGTTACGCGCCGCGTTGGTTGCTCCGAGATCGACCTTGGTTGCCGTACCTGTGCCGTCGTTCCGATAGAACTGCCAGTTGCCGGTCGATGCGTCGGTAGTGTCAAAACCAACGCCGATCATGTTGACAAGCGCAGCTACCGCGCCAGCACCTGTACCAAGCGCACCAGTCGAAGCGCACAATCCGACAAAGCATTGCGATCCGTTAAGGTTGATGTTCTGACCAAACTGAGCGCGGAAGAAAAAGCCCCCGAAGCCCGCTGCGTTTGCGCGAAACCACTGCGTATATGCCGTCCTGCACCCCGTAACCGTGGCGGAGGTGGTGCTGGTCTGGAAACGCTTACGCCATGTTGCCTGCCAAGGGTTAGCCGACGCGATGGTTTGCTGCACCGACATAGTTGCAGCAGTGGTCAGTGTACCACCCCACACCAGCGGCGCGGTGGTCCCAGACTGCGGCGCAAGCATGAAAACCGAGTTGCCCGACAGACCCACTTGTAAAATCGTGTCAATTCCTGACGGGCCGATGATTTTAGGGAGCAAGCGCCCAGCAATGCTGCGAGAATAAAACGATAGATTTCCAGCGGCAGGTGTTGAAGGCTCTGCTGCTACAATCGGGAGATTGATTGCGCCATTTGGCTCAAACTCAACGATACCTCTTGCAGGCGCAGTGATGAAAACATCCTTAGAACCTGCGCTGAAGTTAACCGCAGCACCAGCATTGCTTGAGGCATAGACCGTTGTGCGGGTCAGCGTTGTGTTGAACGTGCCTAGGCCCACCTCCCATTCAGCACCGCCCGCAATGGTATAATAACAGGTGTCACTTGCAGCCATGACACTAGCAAAGGTACGATAGCCCGTTCCAGCACCTGCAAGTGTGATTGCGCCGGTTCCCGTTGTGGTTGTTGTCTCTTGTACGCGGTCGGCGCTAATATGGGCCATAGATCACCTTAAAGCTGGAAGATGCCAGACGCGTTCCATGTAACTGTGATGTCGCCGCCATTCGGTGTGACCGGCAAGCCAGTGACGCCGCTGTCGATGTAAGCAACAAGGCGCGATGTGCCTGCAACGGTAGTGTCGATGTAAATCACCAAGGCTTCAACCGAGTTGCCCGTTACGCCTGAATAGGTCACGTTGTCCCCATCGAACAAGCCATTGGCTACCGTGGTTGCAGCGATGGTCTGTGCAGTTCCCACAACGCCAGTCAGCGAGGTTAGAAATTCATGCGCAGCCGAATAGGTGTAAACGCCAGTATCAACCAGCGCGACCTTTACGGTCAAATCATTAATATCGGTGTTGGCGCTGCCATCAAGCAAGGCTTGCTTGTAGAGCGGGTAAATTGCGTTTGCCATAACTGTTCCTTACTCTATTCCGACAATCTTGCCTTTTTCACGTATCAATTTTTTAGGGCGATTCACCGCCTTGATCGCAGCCTGTGCAGCTTCTTTCTGGTTCTTGGTCATAATCTCAACCGCTTCCTTGAAGCCAGCAACACCGCTGTCGATCCCTGAAACCGCGCTCGTTATGTTCTGGCTTGCTTCAGACAGGGTTTGTGCTGCCGTGATCTGGGCTTTGACTGTATCGACCTTGGATTCAATCTCTTCCAACTGACGCATCTTGATTGCAAGATCGAACCGCTTGCTCTCAATGTCCAGGCGTTCACGCTCTTGCTTGATCGGGTCGACCTCTTCAACCTTAACCTCGGTGCGCGTGTTCTTCGTCGGGTTGTCAATCTCGGATAGGATCGAAAGCGTATCGGCTTTGGCTTTCTCAGCGTTAGCCATTGTCAGTTCAGTGTCAGCCAGTGCTTTACGTGCCAGTGCTTCAGACTTCTGGGCTTCGGCAAGCAGGTAGGTCGTTTGCGGATCAGGCTGCTGATTGGCTTGTTCTGCCATCATAGCTTCCATCATCTGCTGCTGTTCTTCTTCGGTCGGTTTCACAACGCCAAGCTGGACAAGCTTCGTGCGGAAAAAGTCCTTAATGTCGCCAATGCCTTCACCGTCCATGTTCATGATCGCCATCGACTGCAAAATCATCTGCGTTTCAGGATCGCTCGTTACCTGCATCATGCCGGTCAGAGCGCGGACAGTGGCTTCGCGGCGGCTGGTGAACGACGGGCCAACATCGACAGCAACGTCAAAGGTCGCTTTACTCAGGTCGTTTTCATAATCCAGTTCGCCGGTTTCTGCGTTGATGATCGGCTTCATCAATTCAACAGTACCGACCTGATCCATCTGGTCGATCTGCTTCATCTTACGTCCTTCTTCGACGTAAATATCTTTAGCCATCGACAGCCATATCTCACCGCAGCGACGCATAGCCTTCGCCATGTTGGTCATGTAGATGAATGACTGCATGTCCAGACGAGTCTGGATCATCTCAACGGCTTTACCGCTGATGTTGCTGACCATCTTATCGGCTTGTTGGTTGTTGCCCAGAATCTCAGCCATGTCCTGCTCGGTCAATTGGAGCAGTGCAGCCATCGCCGGGGGAATGTCGGAAGACTTGGTGTAAGCAACGGGGCCAGCGGCTTGCATCTCGCCATTGGCGCCAGTGATCGGGTTGACCAGCAGATAGGGATAGTTGCGGATATTATCCTCTGCCCACATCGCTTGATGACCGATAACCTGTTCAGGAACGAGAATCGGCTTTTCAATGGACGAAAGCGCACTGATCTCACCCAGCTTTGAAAGCTGCATAGTCTTCAGGCGCTGCGGATCTTTTGCTAGACGGACATGGCCCATGCAACGCTCGACGTTATCAACGAACCAACGCTTGCCGTAATAGGGAACAATCGGAATGTTCTTGCCAGCGATGTATCCCATATCGTCAAGGATACCGCCACCGCTCATAATGTATTTGTGAACCTTGCGGCGCTTCACCCGCTTCTGACGAACCTCGACCGTGCCGACAGCGAGGAGCGTTTCCTCCAGTGTGTCATCTGCGTCAAAGTCTGCTTGGGTATAACGTTCTTCCTCGCCGTCGATGGTCTGGAAGATGCGGATTGTCTCGCGCACTTCCTCGACGCGGTAATACTCAGCCACGAACACAACGTCAGGCGTGTCCCAGTCAAATTCATATTGATGAATGACCTTGGGCCAAGTGGTCGGATCGTCGTTCCATTCAGCCATGTAGGCTTCGCGGGTCATCGAGTAGAGAACGAAGCAATATTTAGCGTCGGACTTGTCCTGGCGCTTTGCGTCTAGATCGAAGAACACCGAGGAATCGGCGTCGTAGATCGGCTCGAACCGAATGCGCTGCTTTTCATTCTCATCGTCTTCATCGTCTTCATAGACTGTGCGAAGACGCCAAGCGCCGAAGCCACCGCCAACACCTTCCTCGAAAGCATTGTCGAACGCCTCATCCGCAACGCTGTCCTGTTCGTCAGCGCGATACAATCCATTACAAGTCTCGGCTAACTTGTCGTTGTTGCTGCCATCCTTGGATACGAAGTCGACCGAGATACGGTTGTTGCGATATTCATTTATGATCCGAATAACGCTTAGGTGAACCTTGTTGACTTCAAAGCGCGGCTTGTTCTCGAATTGCTCACCGATGGGGCCTTCCCATTGTGCGCCAGCGAGGGAGTAGAAACGGCGATCCTGAAGGCACTGCAAACGCTCATCGCGCATTGAAGTCTGGCAGCGGTCAAATTCAAGCAGCGCGTTTTCATGCACGTTGCCAAGCCGCTGTTCTCTAGTCAATTGCGCCATTTACCACCTGTTCACCGTTGCTAAAGGCTGAAAATCAATAGGCGCTTTTGGCGCTGCTCGACGGCTTGCCTCACACGCATAACGTAGTGCGTCGATCAAGTGATTATCACGATCTGCGAGGACTGGCAAGATTTGCCCTGTCAAGGGGTCTGTTTTGTAGCTGTAGCAGGTCAATTCATCAATCGTATGGGTGCAGCGAGGGTGAACCACAATGTCGTGCGACTTGAGCCATTCAACGCCTTCCTCGACCGACTTGGGGCCTTTGACTGCCGACATGATCTTCGGGAAGCCATTCTTCTTCATGTGGCTGATTGTCTCAGGCCGGGCGCTATCAGCAATGATCGGCCATTTTTCGGATTCTGGAACCGTCAGGAATAGCGAAGGCGTGTCCATAATCTCACAGCCAACCTGATAGGCTTCGTAATCAACGTAGATCGTGCGTCCAATGACATGACAACGGATCAGGACTGTCGGGTCAGATGCGAAGCCCCAGTCAGCGCCCAGGCGGTGCGTTGCGTCTTCGGGAGCCTCAAACTCTTCGATCTTCCAATTGCGGAACACACGGCTTTCGCTGTTCGATACATAACCGCCCAGCCAGACATGCTTGTATTTGTCAGGGTCGCGGCCTCGGTCATATTCCATCTCGGCGCGGAGAACGTCAGGGAACCAAGGATTGTCTTTGTAGTTTACCTCTTGGACGATTGCGTCAGGCGGTGGGTTCTCGCCGCGAAGCAGAAGGTCAATCGGATCGGTGTCTTTGCTGGGGTTCCATGTGAACCACAATTCCGATTCAGGCTTGCGGATTGTCGGGCGGAGCAGATCAAGCGAGCGTTGTGATAAGCTCTGGGCTTCCTCCACCCATGCGCAGTCATAGCCTTCGAGCGACTTAATGGAATCGCTGGTGTGGTTCTGCATCCCTTGGAAGATAATCAGTCCGTCACCGTGGCGCGATTTTATCTGAAATTCCTGCACCTCGAAATAGTCCTGAACGCCAAGCTGCTCGATCTTTAATTCCAGCAGGCGTTTGACGGATTGGCTTAGGGACTTCTGAATCTCACGGACGCAGACGGTGCGGCGCTTCGGGTCCATCACATGGGCTTCGATCACGCATTCAGCGAACGCATGGGATTTGCCAGAGCCACGGCCACCATGTGCGCCCTTATAGCGTGATGGCTTGAGGAACGGCTTGAACCAGCGAGGTGTTTTAATCGTTAGCGTCTTTGCCATCGATAACTTCGCGGGTGATGTGGTGAACCATGTTGCCGTTCATGGATATTTTGGAAGGTGCGTCCAGTCCGTACATGGTGTTGATAGCTTTTACAGCGTTCACCTTGTCGCTGGGCTTTGCGTCTTCGTCTAATCCCTTGGCGATCTGCGCGAGGACTTCGAGGCTGTCTTGCATGGTCCAGACAAGCTGTTCGACGGCTGCTGCGCGGATCTCGGCAACCCTACCCGAAACTTTCCCGTCTGCCATTAGTTCGCAGGCGCGCTTGTATGTTGTCTCAGGCTTAGTCGTTGGCTTGACATCAAACGCGGTTCTGTAGGCTTCGGCCTGGCTTTTGCCGCTGGCAACTTCTTGAGCGAATCGCTCTTGTTTTGGTGTCAAACTCATTGTCTCAGCTTCCATAGTAGGACTGGTAAAGCCACTATAGCAATTCCTATTGCACCAAACAAGACAATGGCAGTCCAAAGCGCAACAAGGCACAATGCATCACCTTTGGTCATAGAAACATATCGCCTTGGCGTTGAGCGTCCTCGATGCGCTTGCAGGCTATGTCGAAATACTTTGGCTCACGTTCGATGCCGATAAAGCGCCTGCCCATCTGGACGGCTGCAACGCCGGTTGTCCCGCTACCCATGAATGGGTCTAGGATGGCCTGTGCGTTTGGTAGGCGCTCAATAAAATGCGCCATCAGCCAATCTGGCTTTTGGTGCGGATGACACCTTCCCTTGCTTTCCCACGAAACCAAAACAGGGCCAGACAAAACACCTTCGCCACGCTTTCCTTGCCAGCCTTCACCGCAGATGTAGGCAAGTTCAAACGATGGCTTCCACGGTAATGATAAGTCACCCATGCCGAACGCAGGCCCCTTGCTCCAAACAACGCAAGTTCTCGCACTAGCTACGGGCGGTGTTTTCCATGTTCCAAAAAAGACAGCAGGAATCTTGCCAGCCCATTCCGCAACCGCATCACGCGCAGAAGTGTCGTGGTCATTGGCTATTTGCGTTCCCATCCATGACGCGCCGTGATTGCTTGAATGCGAAATCCCATAAGGCGGGTCAGTCACAACAGCGTCAACCTTGCCAAGCGTCGGCAGGATGTCGCGGCAGTCGCCTAAATGCAGCGTGGCGTTGCCTATGATAACTGGATTTGTCACCGGCTTTTCAACTCCATATCCCTGTAGGCGATCACATATGCGACAGGCAGGCCACGCTTTCGGGCTGTTGCTGATATATCCATCTTTTTTAGCTTCATGGTGGAGGCTTTCTGGAGGTCTATAATATATTGGGTTAGGGGGAAGTTACTCGTCATCATACCAACTTAGCGCGGATCTCTTTGTCTGCTGTCCAGGCTCATTGCCCGGCAACCAATAGCGCGGTGGCTTTTCGTAATCGCAATTCAGATAACCACGATTCCAAGCAATCCGGCGGATGTTGAATGGCAACCGATCAATCGCAGCCTGAGATATGCTTCCTTCCTTGATCTGCTTCATCGTGCGGTCAAAGTCAGTCTCAACGGATTCTAATCGCGGATGACCATCGGCACCAACCACCCATTTTATGTCATGGCGGATAACCTGCTTGTCATTGCCTTCTAGCTCGCCATGAAGATATTTGTTCCAGTGATCGCACCATCCCTGCGGCGTGCGCTTTTCGCCCTCTTGTTTCGGAGCGGATTTTAACAGGCGGTTATTCATATGAACCCTCAATCAGTTTAGCCAAGCTTTTCGGCTGGAGGAAAAAATCAAAGTCGGCTTTCCAGCTACGGTCGTTCTGCCCTTGCAGAAACCGGCTTCGTCGAATGGTGGCAAGCGCATCCTGAAATTCTTCCAGCGAAGTGTCCTTGCACCTGGCCGCAAGTTTGCGCTTTCGATCCGCAGTCAGCTTGACCACCCTCGCCAAGCCAAGCTCGGCAGCAGTGATATTCCATGCCTCAACAATTTCAATCGGACGGACGGGTGAAACGCCAGTTTCACTAGAACCTTTAGGTTCTATATCTGTATCTGTATCTAACTCTTGGACCGTTACAGAAACGTTACTGGAGCGTTTCACTTTAGTAAGTTTCTGTTTTTCCCTGTATTTTTTCACGCGCTCGTTGCTGTTGTCGCTGCGATATTGCAATTCGTCCCAAGCAACTGGAGACAGCTTTTCGTCGATCAATCCAACCTCTTGAAGGCGGCGTCCGATCTCCTCTAATTCGCGCACCTGCACGCCAAGCTTAACGGCAATTTTACGCTGGCGAAGGCTATCGTCTGGCTCATCAAGAAGACCGTCACCCTTAAGGCAGCATAGCGCCACAAAGTGCCAACGATCTTCAAAGGCTAATAGGCGTAGTTTCTCATCATCAATGATGCGATGATATAAGCGGAACCAGTGCATCGTCATGACACAAACCCTTGTGTCACGGTTCTCTGGTGTATATAACTTTGCATGTGCAGGGCCTCCCTCTTAGGCAATGTAGCGGCGGGTGAGTGTCCTAAAACTCCCCGCCCAACCTGTTCACCATATTTTGGCGTTTAAGTCAATCTCAGTTCCCAGTCAGGATACAGATGCCGGAACAATGCAGCACGAAGCGGGAAGTCTCGAACGACCATTCCCTTCACGTCCTCCGCGATCAGCTTCCCTCGCTCCATATAGGTGAAGTCGGGTCGATAGCTTGCTGTCCGTCCGTTGCCCATTTTCAAGGGCTTGCCGTCGATCACAAACTCAAACTTCGGCTCAATGGTCAGCCCTTCGATCTCCCGGCCTCGCTGTAGCAGGTGCAGTTGATCGCAACGCTTTGCTTCACGCTTTGAGGCGTGCAGATGCCCAGCAGAGCAGGCAGTTTTCTTGGCGAAGTATTTAGTCACGCAAAGCCATTTCTACACGCTCGACAGCGGCTGCAAAGTCATCATCAATGGCGATCAGATCCTGAACCACCCGCACGCCATGAAACGCTGTGCTATGGTCTGTGCGGCCCAGCATACGCGCCATCTGAAGATAAGACATATGCGGACAGTTGCGGCTCATCACATACCATGCCACCTGCCTCGCCCTGACCGGCTTCTTTTGTCGGCTGTTGCTAGTCAAGCCATCCTTGTCGATGTCAAATTCATTCATCACAGCTTGCACAACGGATGATCCACTGCGCTTTGCACGCTGGACAGGCGGGGGGCGATACCATTTCGGGAACATGTTCATTGTGCCAGCCTCCGATAATATTCAATTTCGTGAGGCTTTAGCTTGCTGTGCTTCAGGTGATACGCTGCCAGCGCCCTTAGAAGCGGATCGTCTGTCATGCGGCGGATATGACCGCGAAAGCTTCGGTCGCTTTTGAAGTCCCAGCCGGACGGGTTGCCTTGTCCTGGCAGGTATTTCTTCGGAAGGGATGCACGCATTTTAGCCATGTCGGTCTTGGATAAAGTCACGCCGAAGCGGTGGCGAACATGGGCGAGGATGGTGCTGTCATCGCTGATATACGTAGCGAGATAACGGGCTAGGGCTATTGCGGTCGATGGAGATTCATAGATCATGACTGAAGCCTTTTGACCAGATCGCTGCGGTTCATTGCCTTAGCCATCTCGATAGCCTTTTGACGGGCTGCAACGCGGCTGGGCAGGAATCGTCCTTCATTGTCACGGGCCTGCTTGGGCTTAAGCCAACGCTTGAATATGCTCTTAATCATGGTTTCTCCTTATGAATTATTTTCCATTGTGACTTGATTTGATCGGGCCTGATAAACTGCCAACCCATCTTCTGAAGCAATGCGCCCGTTACGTGGCGCGGTGGATAAAAAGCTGCCATGTCTGGGGTTGAATCAGACACGGCAGCTAGGTTCCCGTCGGGGAAATGCGTTGAACCCAACGGGGGAGGAGGCTCATTGATCTTTTGCCTGTTTGAATATCACTTCCAACGCGATCAGTGTCCGCACGTTTAGCGGTATATCCCCGCTTTCCATGCGTGAAACCATCGAGTGATTGATACCAAGTTTGTCAGCAAGTTGCGCTTGCGTCCAGCCCAGGGCTTTGCGTTCTTTTCGTATGTCCATGAACGCCCATTACCCCGACACAAATGCCCAATGCAACAAAAATCTTTGCATCATGTCAAATTAGTGCTTGCATATGTTCAAGGGATTGGTATTGTCGCTTCAACAACAACGGAGGCAAAAATGCGCAAAATCATTTACCCAACATACGATAACCCGCCCACCACCGACGAAGAACGCGCATTGATCGAGCGCCTGAAGGCAAAGCCAATGTCGCCTGCTCTGGCCGAGCGCATCGAACGCATCAACAAGGTTTTTGGGGTGAAGTCATGAACGGGGGACTTCAGCAATTCAATCGCGTCTTGGAAAGCGTGCAGCCGATCACGGTTTGGCCGATGCAGACAATAGACGTAGAGTTTTACCTCAACGCCAGCGAAGAAGCTTGGAACGCAGAAATGACACGCCGCTATGGCGATGATTGGGAGATGATCGATGGATAAGCAAACGCTCACAGAGATGGCAGGATTCTTCCTTTTCCCCATGTGCTTGATTTGGATTTGGAGCCTTCTATCGTGATTCCCTATGTATCAGACGAAGCCTTCGAGGCGCTTGATCAAGCTGACGAATGGACGCAGCAAGAGTGGAATGAATGGAAAACAGAACAGGAGTTGAAAAATGAGCAAGCCTAATATTGCCCAGCGCATCAATGCAGCGATGGCCGACGTGGATTACATCCAGAAGGAAAAGAAGCAGGGCGTGAATTACAGCATCGTGTCACATGATGCCGTGACCGCCAAGGTCCGCCCAATCCTTCAGAAGCATGGTGTAGTTTACTATCCCCGCAATATGCAGGTCGAGCAAAACGGCAACCGCACGCAGGCAACCTTTGATGTGCGCTTTGAGAACATCGACGATCGGTCAGACTTTATCGACGTTGCCACTTTCGGCTATGGCGTGGACCCCCAGGACAAGGGGCCGGGCAAGGCTATGTCCTATGGCGTCAAATACGCTCTCCTGAAGGTGCTGGGGCTTGAAACAGGCGATGACCCCGATACAGTCCAAGATGCCAGCGCAAACCACCAGAGCGGCCCTGTGGAGGCCATCAGCGATACACAGTGCGATATACTGCGGACTCTGATCGAAGCCAGCGGCTCAAACATTGTTTCGCTCTGCCAATTTTACAAAATCAAATCGCTGCCGGAATTGCCTGCCAGCAAGTTCGCGCACGCTGAAAAGAGCTTGAAGAACAAACTGACGAAGGGACAGGAAGCATGATCGACATATTTGTGGACATTGAAACCATTCCAAACCAGTCGCCTGAATATAGGGCGATGGTGCGGAAGAATATTAAGGCTCCAGCGCAATTCAAAAAGCAGGATAGCATCGACGCTTGGCTGGCTGAAAATGCAGAAACAGCAACGGATGAAGCCATCGCCAAGACAAGCTTTGACCCTGCCTTGGGGCATATTGCCTGCATCGGATGGGCAATCGGTGATGGCCAAGCCCAATGCTATGACGCCCGCAAGGTGGAAGAAGAAGTAAACGTTCTTGAATCATTCTTCCATAATATAATTGAAAGCTGCGGCGTTCACACAGCACGCTGGATTGGTCACTACATCAGCGGCTTTGATCTGCGGTTTCTGTTGAACCGCGCCATTATCTTGGGCGTTAAATTACCATCTGCGTTGATATTCCCCCGCGACATTAAGCCGTGGTCGGATCAGGTGTTTGACACAATGGTATCTTGGGCAGGCCCGAAAGGTTCAATCAGCCAAGACAATCTTGCCAAGGCATTCGGCCTTGCAGGAAAAGGCGACTTCGATGGCAGCATGGTGGCAGAGGCTTGGGCAAACGGCGAACACGACAAGATCGCCAACTATTGCTTGAGCGATGTTGAAACCGTGCGTGAAATTTATCGGCGCTTCAAAGCCGTTGGATACTGAAAGGAATAATATGAGCAGTTTGGTAAGGCGTATTCAGCGTCAGATATATCCCTCGACCACCGGCAATCCGGCACGCCAGAAGTTTTACAATGGACGCGGCCAGAGATTGGGAATCACCAGCCCGAAATGTAAAAGCCTGATCGCCAGGCTGGCACGGGAAAAGCGCAATGCAGAAAGGAATGAAGCGTGACAGTTATCACAACAATCGTCGGCAATGTCGGCAAGGATGCAGTTTATAAAGAAGGGCAGAGCGGGAAGGGCTTTGTCAGCTTTTCGGTCGGCGCTTCGGTAGGCTGGGGCGAAAAGAAAGAAACGCTCTGGTTCGACGTGACCAAATGGAACGCACGGCCCAAGCTTGCGGAGATGGTTCTGAAGGGAACGAAGATCACCGTTGTGGGCGAACTGTCGACCCGTGAGCATAACGGCAAGACCTATCTTCAGATCAATGCCCAGACGGTTGATCCACATGGGCGGTCGGGAGATAGCAATCGCGCACAAGAACCGCACCCTGGAGCGCATGGTGGCGATATTGACGATCTGGACGACTCAGTTCCATTTTAGGAGAAATGAATTGTTGCCACCCCGTCGCCCTCAACCCGAAAAGCGTGCCAAGCGGTTTGTATCGCCAGCGCATTGTCGGTTCGTTCGCTCCCATGCCTGCTGTGCGTGTCGCTCATACGATCATATCGAGGTAGCCCATGTCAGAACAGGGACGAACGGGGGGATGGGACTTAAACCTGGAGATTTCTGGACGATCAGTCTTTGCCGTGATTGCCACTCTGAACAGCACAGAATCGGAGAAAGGTCATTCGAGGCAAAGCATGGCATCGACATGAAGGAACTTGCGCGGGCGTTTGTCAAAGCCTCACCGAAGCGGGTTGATCTGGAAAGGGCGCGTGATGCGTAACGATGTAGAACTATCAGAACAATTCCGGCTGAAGGCTTTGGAATGGGCCGATTTGGACAATGCAGCCCGAATGCTTGAAGAAGGCAAGACTACCTATCTTGCCCAGCAGAAGGCATTGCTTGGCGATATTCCTGACAGTCACGCTGAAAAGCAGGTGAAGTCCAGCCCAGCTTGGGCAAGCTATATCAAGACGATGGTGCGCGCCAAAACGGCGGCAAACAAAGCGCGGGTCGAGGTCGATTACCTGAAGATGCGTTTCCAAGAATGGATCAGCGCAGACGCTAATGCTCGATCAGAGCGGAAAATGTAAATGGAAGGGATGACATGAGCATAAGATTCCAAACAATTGGTTCAAACAACTGGACCCGGCGTTCAGGCTATCAGCGCACACAGCGAGTTCCTGGGCCTATCTTGCCAATGGAACCGGCTAAGCAAACGGGATTGCTGCAACGCTTGCGGCATAAGCTAACTTGATTGGAGGTATATCATGACTGAGAATCTTATTTATGCAGCACCTGCTTTAACCTTTGGGATTGGGTATCTCTGGGGCAAGCGTGATTATTGCAATAATCTAGCTTTCTGGAAACGCCGCGCTGCCGACTGGTCGGATAGTCAGAACCGACTGGCTGATGCACTTGAAGCCAAGAACGAACGGCTGGAGCGCATTATTGAACAGGAAACTGTCGGAGCCAATGCAACCGTAAAACGGATGGCAGCGATTGCGAGAGGTGAGGCATGACTGACAGCCTTAGCCAGTACTGCCCCAATTGCGAGGCACAGGCAAACACCATTGAAGAGCTGCGAGCCGCCAATGAAAGATGGGCTATCGCCTTCAAGCTAGCAGAAGAACGCGCCAAGACCATCGAAGCGGTGCGTGATCGCATGGCTGAACTAACCGCCGCCATACAGAAAGAGTGGGGCGCAGGTAGCCAGCAACACTACATCGGCAGGGACTTTATGGACATTATCGACGCATTTGAAAAGGAGCGCAGCGATGGAAGCCGATAAGCGCGAACTACAACGAATGTTGCAAGAGTGGCGTGAGTTTAAGCGAGCATTTTTAGATGGCCTTTTCGGAAGGCCGCTGCAGCAGGAGACAGGACAATGACCGAGATAACACAAGCCGATAAGGACGCAGCAGATAGTGCCCAGTGGAACGCTGTAGTGCATGTCGGCTCTCTAGCCGAAGCCTTCGCCCGTCACCGCCAATACGGATACGACCAAGGGTATTACGACGGACGGCAAGTCGATGGCGCAGAAGAACGCGCAAAGATTGTCGCTTACGCCCGTGGTCATGGTGGAAATGCTTGGTCGCGAGACGTTTTGTATTTTGCCGAAAAGGTCGAAGCAGGGGAGCATTTGAAATGACTGACGATT